ATCCGAACACCTCCTTCGCTATTGCCACAATCTCATCACACACGACCATTACAGCCCGTGCCATTGGCATTTTGGCAGGCGTACCGTGGGTAAGTTTGAGTTCTCCGTTTTCAAAATATCCCCAAACCTTTTTCTTACCACGTCCCTTACCAAAACCACCTATCGTCAATCCCAGTTCTGCCCCACGGGGGTGCGGGGAAGTTCCGGGTGAACCATTGTGATAAACGCCTGCGCCAAACTCAACCCAGACGGCATCGTCTCCGCTTGCTATTACAGCCGTAACCGAACCTCTCGATTCAATGGTTACATCAACGTCTGCAATTCTTGAATTACCTGTAACCAGATCATCCACGATTGCACCGTTAAAACCACTTTGTGCTTCCTCTTTCAGCCGTTCAGCAACCCTGTCACGCAATAGGTTTGTTTTCTCAACAACCTCTTTCTTGTACGCTTCCAGTTCCTTGATTGCTCTTTCGACCTCGCTTTCAGACAATGCAAATGAAATTGTTCTCTTACCCACTTACATTCACCTTGTTGATAGCTACAGATACACCGTTGAGGCTCTTAGCCACTTTTCTCACAACATAATCGAACGGTGTTTTCACCTGTCCGTTATCGTCCGTGGCTAGAGCACCTTCGGTGTCTATCTCCGGGATTCTGTCCACCCACAACACCGTGTATTCGTCAATCGGCGGCGCGTCCCTACCCATGACAATAACCTTGTCGTAGTTCTCGGTCTCTCCAAACTGCCGTGTGTAGGTTTCTCCTTTAGCAGCGGAAATGTTAGCCGAGTATTCAATCGGGTTTGTTCTTTGAACGTCATACTCACCGGTATCGTTGCCGTACTCGTCAGTTTTAGGCGTTTTGTCTCGGTATAGAGCGTAGAAAAACTTAACCTTGTTGCGTTCCAGTGTTCTCATGCTCCTACCTCACTTCGGTATTCCGCAGCGTGGCACAACCTGTTTGAGCATAGACACGGGAACATCCGCGTTTTCGTAGGTTCTTGAAATACCGTTCTCGGTGTGCACCGTCTGCCCTTCTGCACCACGCTTGTTGAGCATATAGGCGGCGATTTCACACTGTAACGTCTCATACTCTGCGGGAACGTCCATGACACTGGAATCATACGGAAACGCCCTGTTGATGATTTTCCGTCCCGCCAAAGTGAGATAGGTGGACAGCACCGTGTCTGTGTCGTTTTCACCGACCAGTGCTTTCAACATCGTCAGCTTTTCCTCGTTGCTCATGCTGTCCACCTCCAATCACTTACGCTTTCTCGAAAAGACCCTCGGTCTTGGGGTTCGTGGTGGTCGGGGTGACCTCCATGTAGCCGGAATCCAGTTCCTTGTAATACTGCTTACCGCTCGTTACCGTGGTGTCGTTAGTCTTGACAGCCTTACCCTTGATAACCTTAACGGTCTTGGTCGCATCCGTAAGCGCCACGATGTAATACTTACGAGACCAAATATCGTTCTCTCTCGTATCCGGGTTGCGGTCGGTCTCGACCTCGACACCCTTCTTGTTGAACATCGTAACGGCTTTCTTGGTAGCAACCACAATCGTGCCCCTCACGGCATTCTTCTTGGTGTAGAGGTTCACACCGCCGACCGTGCCGACATAACCAGTTCTTGCGAAAGACTCAACATACTTAAGACTCTCACCAAGTTCCTTGCGGAGCGCTGCCATATCCACCGGGTGAATGAACGCAAACGTGCTCGGGGCAACGTTGCTCGGGTCATTATCGCCCTCTTCAATGTTGATTGCCGCGATTGCATCGACAAACGAACCGAAACCAATGCTCTCGGAGAATACAACCAGGTTGCCCTTCAAATACTCGCCGTACACATCCTTGTTCACGGTGTTGAACATGTCCGTACCCATGTGCTTGGTACCGGTCGGAACAAGCATCGGATCGGTCATATCCTGCTCGTCGTAATACTTGAAGTTGTTCTGCGCAAGCTGAATCTCGTACTCTCGCTCTGCGAAACTCACCTCAATGGACTTGGTGTTACCACTGCCCATCGCGAGCTTCTCCGTGGCATTCGTAGCGCGATAGACGTTGATCTTGCGCTTCATGCCCGCCGTGCCGACAAGACTGTTGTCCACGGTGCAGAACTGCTGCAAATCAAGATGAGAATCGAACTGATCGGAAATCTCATTGGACAGATAGAAATTACTGTAAATAGTGTGAGCCATTACTCATTACCTCCGCTGTTAGTGTTGTAGAGCGCCGCATACTCTTCGGGATTGCTCACAGAGAAAGCGTATCTCTCCTGTGAGGACAAACCACGGAATCGCTCCAGTGTCATTGTTTTACCTGCTCCGTCCGGCACAGGTCTCGGGGTATCTTTGAGCGCCTCTGCTCGAACTCTCTTCTCGACGTTTTCAAGATGTTTCTTCTGAGCCGCAAACACAGCCTCCGTGTCACCGCCCGCCATTGCTTCTGCCGTAGCTGTCGCCAACGACTCTTCATAACCCATTCCAAGCAACTTCGCCTTGTAGTCGGAAATCTCGGTCTTTTTGAGCAACGCCTCATACTTTGCCTGCAACTCCTGCTGTTTCTGCTGCTCTTCCAACTTCTGCTGCTCTTCTGCGGTCATCTTCTCTCTGAGTTCTCGCTTCTTAGCCGCAAGTTCGGATGCTACCTCATCAAACCGGGACTTCTTGATATAACCCGTGTAGTCAGGGTCGGCGGTCTCATACGCCTCAAGCGCCGCGATTTTCTCCTCGACGGTCATATCTGCGTAGCCTTCAATCTTGGAAACATCAATCTTCGCCATTTCTTACTCCTTGTGTTTGCACTTCTCTGTGTTCGTCGTTTGTGTGATTAAGGTTTTCTCTAACCATGTCCTCTGCTGTTTCTCGCTCGCGCTGTTGCTCGTAATATTCCATACTCATTGAGTAAGCCGATTCAGCGTCCGTAAAAAGCCCAGAGTGCTGGAAAGCCAGCTGCGGGTGAATCTTCGGTTCCTGTAACATCGAGATGAGCACCTGCGATTTACTCTGAATCGCCTCGTAATTTCTACGGGTGAACTTCATGTCAATCTCTCGTAACTTGAGATTAACTTCACATCCGGCATGATCTCGACAAATACGCAATACCAGTTTGAGCATGTTTTTTTCAGATCGCTTAAACACGTTCTCGCTGTCCTTGGCTCTCGCTTCTGCATCCGACCATCCGTCTCTGAGAAGCACCGCTGCGCCGGTGTCGCTTGTGGAAGAACCTCCATTGCGATTTGGTAATCCACAAATCGCCAAGATTGCGTTGTAGTAATCGTCCTTGAGGGTCTGCGATTGCGCCTGGTTCAAATCGGTTGTTACTACCGAAACATCCGCGTTAAGCCCATCGCTCGACTTAACCTTGATTGCACCGACCTTTATGAATTCATCAAACTGCTCCTTGTCAATGTCGCAATTAATGAATTTGATAAACGCCTGCACTATTTGCTCCATGCCGTCCAGCCGGTTGCTTCCAACGTTGTTGATTGCGTCCAGCAGCGGAAGAACAATCTCGAATGACCCCAATCTTGCATTGTTCGCGGGATACTCGATAATCGGGATAGCATCCATCGCATGGGAACGAACGGTGATTTCCGGGCTTAAATCGCTCATTTCGTAATAGCGGTTTTCTGTGTAAATCGAATAACTCCGGTATCCGTTCTCATCCGTGTTGTACTTCACCGCCATGAGGGGTTTGTTGCCCAACTCTGTTGAATACACCACAAAGGTGTCTCGCGGGTCGAGCGTGTATAACTCAAACGGTGCTTCATCCTCTTCGGCTTTCTTATCGGGGAACACCCCTCGATATGCCGTACCGCACACCATTTGCCACTCCACCAACTCCTGGTCTTGTGACGCTTTGTCCTCTGCAAACATGAATTCGTTCAGTATGTTGATCTGCCGCACAACGTCTTCACCACCGTTTCGGCTTACATACTGGATCGGCTCACCACACAGATAACCCACCTTGAACGAGACAATCTCATTCGCGCGATTCTCGACAATCCTGTTGCAAATGTCCGGGCGAATGGTTTTAACCCTGTACCGAATCGGCTGATCGCCCTTGTAATATTTCCAGAGGTAATCGATTTCGCTGCGATTTCGCTCATGCAGAAGAAGGGATTTTGCAAGGACGTCTCTCACGTTATCTTCTGTGATTTCGTTTACACCGAGCTTAATGACACGTCTGCCACTCATCGCCCTGGTTTGACTGTTAATCAAAGACTTACTCTCATCGATAATGTGTCCCACACTCCCTCCTTTCTCCAAACAAAAACGGGTGCACAATTACAGAGGTCTAGGCGACCCATGCAATTATGCACCCACATGTATCTTCTTAGCATATTCTACCTCTGCATGTTGTATATGTCAACATGTTTCGGCAAATTTTATACGATATTTTGTATTAATCTCACAATTCGAGTATTACCACGGACGCATAAATACTTCAACCTTGCTTCCGGCAAGACTCTGTGCGTATTCTGCGAGCATAGCAAGACCGTCCGGTACGTCATCGTGCTTGTTCTTGCCTGCCACGGTGTAGGAACAGAGCATGTCCATCATTCGTCCGTAATCGCTGTTGCGTTTGTAGAGGCTCATATCCTTGAACAAACAATGCTCTTTCACCCACGCGCTGTTCACGATGATTTTTGTCTCTTTGTTGCTCGTTGTGAACTTGGTGGTAATGTGCGTAATGCCACCTTTCTTCTTCACCTCACCCTGTACCTTCTCGGCAACTCTACCGCCTGCGGAATTACTCTCAAAACGGCAGGAATTAACCGTGTATCGTACCAGAATCTCTGTAAGCCTAGCGTCCACAATGTTGGGCAGGCTGTTATCGCATACACAGTCCTCAATGTAGTAATCGTTCCCGTACACGCGCACCACCGGCAGGAACGCGTAATCGGAACCTTTGTCCTTGGTGTCACAGATACCGATAACAGCATCGGGATCCTCTGCGGGTAGATCAAAATACCTGCGCAACTCATCTTCGTCATAGAGCAATCCTTCACGCTCAATCGGGCTGTTCATAAAGAGCGCCTTGTAGGAAGCATCGTCCAGGTTTGCTGCCATATCCTCAAAATATTTCTTACTGAACCCCACACCGTAATCGTAATCGAAATTGCTTTCACCGTTCTCATCCAGAGCAGGCAGGACAATGAATCGCGCTCTATCACTAGCACCGTACATGTCCTCTAGCCGACCGATTACATCATGCACCGACCAACGTGTGGCAATGTGTATTTCTTTCGCGCCCTCTTTCTTTCTGGACTTTAGGTCGTTCGTGTAGGTTGTCCACAACTTGTCCAGTCGCTCTTTACTCATCGCCTCTTCGATACCGGAGCACAGGTCATCGGCATACAGAATCTTGTCACAGCGCGTAGCACCCGTAAGAGAAGCGTTGATTGCCCGGCAGGTGAGTGTCGAGAACCTATGGCGCTTGTTCAGATCGATCGTCTCTTCTTTCGAGTTCGTTGCTGCCATGGCTACACCCGGGAACACATCTTTCCAGAGGTATTCGCAATCGGTGATGATCTGATACACGCCATCGTAAAACGACCGCGTGAGCATACCGGAGTGTGCGGACGCTAGCGACTGCGAATCCGGGTACTTTCCCATCACCCACGACAAGAAGAAAATACCAAGCGTTGATTTGCCCGTTCCGGGTGGCATGGAAATAGTTAACAGGTCGAGTTTGTCATCGATCAACCCCTGCATCGCCTCCACAACCGGGTGCATCACCTTTCTTCTCGGCGCATAGAACTTCTTATCTGGCTCTCTTTCCCACTCAACGTACAAGAGATAGCTTTCAAAATCGTGCGGCGCTGCCGCAAGCAGGACGCGCTTGTGCAGAAGAAATAGGTCTCTCAGTTCCGCTCCCGCAACAGGGATTCTGCTCTCTATCAATCCCGATAGAATTTTTAGATACTCCACGGCAAGGCGTTCATCGTCTTTCATCGTCTCAAGACACATGTAGTACAGGTCTGTGTACCCCTCGGTATTGGCAGGGGTCTTTTTTATTTTCCCGAGAATTTTTTCAAGCAGGTCTCTCATCTTCTCTCCTTCACTTTCCGACAAACAAAAAGAGTGCGTCACCGTTTTGCGATAACGCACCCTCTTTCAATCTTTCAACGGCAGGGTTCTCCGATTCACCCACCCTGCTGCACATGGTGATACCATCATACCATTTTCTGTCCCGTTTTTCACGGAATTCTTCCCCGGAGTAGTTAAAGGTGTTGAAATTCAATTTTTTCCCTAACTTTTTATAAATACGCGCGTACTAGAGAAAGTTATAGCAAAAACCGTATTTTCACTACTTTCTACTACTCCCCTGTCACCCCAGGGTATCTTTTTCACCGAGTTACCCGGGAAATCGACCCTGTTGAGGTAGTGTAAGTGGTTTAAAATCAAATTTTACAGTAACTTTTCTTAATACGCGCGTACTAGAAAAAGTTATGGGAAATTTCTAATTTTGACTACCTTTACTACTTCCCCTGCAATCACTCTCTCGGAACGTAGGTTAGAACAATGTCATACCCCAGTGCTTCCATCACACCAACAAAACTCTTGTTCACAACCGAGTCTTTGTTTACGACTCTGTTAATCTGCTGCCTGGTTGTTCCCAAGGTATCAGCTAGATCAGACTGTGTGATATTTTCCTCAAGTAACTTCACCTTTACGTCAAATTCAATATTGTTCTTTACCATAGTGTCACCCCTCTTGTTGCTTTGTGAATGTGTTATGGTGATTATACTATGTAATTTAATCTTTGTAAATCGAATTGATTGAACTAGAAGCAAAAATAGATTCTTTTTGTTTTTGGAGGGTGTGCGGAGCACTCCCTCCCGCTCCTCGACCTCCGCCCTATCCCCCGGGGGTGCCCTCTTAAAACCCCCTATGACAAA